ATGAACGCAATAATATCGCCCGATTATTACTATGTTCTTACCGTTGCTGGTCAGTCTAATGCCATGGCGTATGGCGAAGGACTGCCATTACCGGACAGGGAAGATGCGCCTCATCCCAGAATTAAACAATTAGCGAGATTTGCGCATACGCATCCCGGAGGCCCGTCATGTCACTTTAACGACATTATTCCACTGACTCACTGCCCACACGATGTTCAGGATATGCAGGGTTATCACCATCCTCTGGCAACGAATCATCAAACACAGTACGGCACCGTTGGCCAGGCACTGCATATTGCACGGAAATTACTACCCTTTATTCCTGATAATGCAGGGGTTCTCATCGTTCCATGTTGCCGTGGCGGATCGGCTTTTACCGCGGGCAGCGAAGGGACATATTCAGAACGGCACGGAGCCAGCCATGATGCTTGTCGTTGGGGAACGGATACTCCGCTGTACCAGGATTTAGTCAGCAGAACGCGAGCCGCACTGGCAAAAAATCCGCAGAACAAATTCCTCGGCGTATGCTGGATGCAAGGCGAATTTGACTTAATGACCAGTGACTACGCGTCACACCCTCAACACTTTAATCATATGGTTGAAGCCTTTCGTAGGGATCTAAAACAATACCATTCTCAGCTTAATAATATTACTGACGCACCGTGGTTTTGCGGCGATACCACCTGGTACTGGAAAGAAAATTTCCCTCATGCGTATGAAGTTATTTATGGCAATTATCAAAATAATGTTTTAGCCAATATTATTTTCGTCTACTTCCAGCAACAAGGTGAAAGAGGACTGACGAACGCGCCTGATGAAGATCCGGACGATTTAAGCACGGGATATTACGGTTCAGCGTACCGGTCACCGGAGAACTGGACGACGGCACTGCGAAGCAGTCATTTCAACACGGCAGCCCGTCGGGGGATTATTTCTGACAGGTTTGTAGAAGCAATTTTGCAGTTTTGGCGCGAAAAGTGAGCGTTCATTAATTTGATTTATTCGCATCCATCAACGCTTTTAACTCCTCCGGCGTAAAAGGTGGTTTGCGTCGGTGCAACATCGCATGGCAATTAGGGTACACAGGCAGCAAAAAAACAAATGAGATCAAAGTAATATATCTTCACTTGCAGGCTTGAACAGCCGAAAATTTGCGAGCATGATCGCAATTATTTCACTGCCAGGGATATCAATGGCTTCCAGTAAATCGCTACAGCAGGCAATTGCCAACATAAAAATCTGGCACAAAGGTGAACAGCGCGCGCCGCATAAGCCATTGTTATTGCTATACGTATTAGCGGGATACCTGAATGGACATCCACGCCTTTTCGATTATTGTAGTGGAACAGTCTACGAGGATGCAGTTTGAAGTGAGTAAGTAAAGGTTGCTGGAAACGATCAATGCCGCCATACAATGATATTTGAGGATCACCAATGAGTAATAAAAACTACGAAAGTCACCGCAAAGCAATAGTTAGTAAAGGTATACCACCCACTCTATTAAATAGGCTCACCAATTCGGATGTTCAGGTGATCAATACCTTCTTAACACGAGTGAGCAAACTGGAACTATCTCAACAAGAGAAAGACTGGATCATAAAAATCATCTCTATGGTTTAGAGAATTTCAGCCTTGTAGCCTTTCAAGGGTTTTGTGTGGGTACAAACATTATCGAATCGGGATATAGCCGCAGCTGTAGCTGTATCCACATCAGTAAGTTGATGTAGGTTGACTTAGGTTGAGCGAAAAATAGCGAAAAGCCTTGTGTGGCGCGGATTTCAGTCATAAAAAAACGTCCGTTGACGTCTATTGATGTTCCGATGGTGCGAAGGTGCGAAGGTGCGAAGGCCGGACTCAAACATCAAAATAAGTCAATGATAAAAAACAAATAATAAAACACAACAATGAAATATGCCCCCTTTTGTGCCCCCACTGTTTTTCTGACCAATCTATTTTCAGCCCATCAACAAATCGGAAAGTTAAATAATTTTTAATCAGTAAGTTTGGATCCGTAGTTCGGATCCAAACCAGTGCATCTTTTATCCACATAAAAATTTTTTTTTCGGAAGAACTGTTCACACTGTTCACCTTTCTTTTTTCTCCTTTTATTTCATAGTGATAGGTGGTGAATAATGGGTGAAGGGTGAACATTCGATTCTTCACCTCCGGCATTCTGCCGGTGTGACTTGTGCAGGGGATTAATTTCCCGTGCTGAAATCACACCGGAAGAAAAAAGTTTTTTTTGATTTGATTGTTCACACTGTTCACCTTTCGTTTTTCTCTTTTAATTTCAGTGTGATAACGGGTGAATATACGGTGAAGGGTGAACAGTGGATTGTTCACCTTCGGGGGATTCAGGGATAAAAAAAGACCGGCAGATGCCGGTCAGATGAGTCATGATGGTCAGGTTGTTGCAGGGTCGTCACATTTTGGCAGCCAGTCGCCGTAGCTTTCCTCTTTCAGCGTCAGGTTGGTCTGTATCCCCTGTTTGGTATGGCGCTTCTCGTAATTCAGTCCATATTCCTTCAGCATCACCGGCAGCCCCAGCCCGAACATTTTCAGACTGAGTACATTCCGGTAGCCGTTTGCCTCCATGTAGGCCAGATAGGCGTGATAGAGGTATTTACGGTAATTACGCGGGATGATACTGGCGTTCCCCATATACATGCCGCTGGTCTGCGGCAGGGTTTCCAGATAGCCGATAAAATCAAACGTCGGGTCGGCATCCCGTTTGATGTTCAGTGCCTCGTCTGAGTTCTGCTGGGACTGAAGCAGTGACCGGGCGAGCATCGGGTCGCTGAACTTCTGCATCAGGTGACGCACGATGACCGCCAGCTCGCGGGTGATTTTGTCCTTAAGCTGCGGGTCGCGCTCCTGCGGGGCTATCTGTTCCGGGAAGTGAATAATCACCCGCCGGCGTGACACGCCGCCGCTGCGGTCGGTGAAGCGCATCGGGTTATTGTTCACGGCCAGAATCACCGCCGGGATATGCGTGGAGTACGCATCCCGGTATTTCGGGTCCACGGACACCGCATCGCCGCCGGTGATGGCCTTGAGTCCGGCACCGTCGCCGCTCCATTTTTCCTGGTCCGGCAGGCGTATCAGTGAGAAGCCAGTTAACGCGGCACGTTCACGCGGGGATTCCAGCGTCTCGATGGTGGCCGACGTGGCGTTATCCTCCCCGGCCAGCAGGGTGGCTATTTCGGCCATGATACTTTTGCCGCTGCCGCCGGGACCGGTCACCTCCAGAAAGAGCTGCCAGTCGTAGCGGTTTGCCAGCACCATAAACAGTGCGGCCAGAATCACGTCGCGTTTTTCCGCACGGCCACCGGCGGCACGGTCAAGCCAGCGCCAGAACGCGGGGGCGTGGGTCTCCAGCGTTTCACCGTCCACCGGCGGGGTGAAATCCACATCGCACAGGGTGCGCATCCAGTGTGACGGACTGTGCGGGTGGAACGTGCCGTTCTGCGTGTCGAGCACGCCGTTACGAAAGCCAATCAGGCGGCGGGAGGGGGCTTCCTGCTGCGGAATAATCAGCTTCAGGGTGTCCACCACGGAGGCCACCTTCCCGGAGGAGAACGGCGCGCGCAGACGCTGAAACAGCCCGGCCACATCCCGGGCAAAGTCCTGTGGTGGCAGCACCTTCCAGACACCATTTTCATAACGGGACAGAAGCTGGCCGTTGGCATCGACCGCGAGCGCCTCGCCGTAATGCTCATAGATACGCATGGCCTTTTCGCTGGTACTCATGGCGGAAAACTCCGCTTCGCTCATGGTGTCGAACGGGCTTTCAGCCGGTGGCCGGATGGCATCGTAAATGGCCTTACGGGTGGCCTCCCCGCCGTACTGCGTGAAGGCATCATTCCAGTCACCGAAGACCGGCGGCAGGGCAACAACGCCCTCACACGCATCTGCGGCTGCGGCGGCTTTTTTCTGGCCGTCACCGCTGAGGTCACGGTCTGCGGCAAGGACAATCTGACAGGCCGGATGCTTCTGCCGGGCAAGGCTGGCCAGAGAAAGGAGATTCACGGAAGAAAGCGCCACCATCACCGTTTCACCGGTCAGGTGATGCACGGTAAGTGCGGTCGCGTATCCCTCCGCTATCCACAGACGTTTTCCGGCCTGATTCTGTCCTTCAAGGGTGTGACAGGTGCCCCTGACCTGTCCGCCTTTCAGGGTGCGCTTACGGCCGTCAGCACTGATTAACTGAAGGTTAACCAGTTCGCCGCTGTCGTCATACAGTGGCACCACAAGGTCACCGGCACGCCAGCTCACGCCACCGGCTCTGTGTGTGCCGGTCAGCATCCGGCATTCCCGGCCGGGAAAGCCCTTGCGGGTCAGGTAGGCGTTACCGGTTCCGGGACGGGTTTTCGCCATCAGGGTTTGTGCCAGTGCGGCGGCGTTCTTCCGGGCAGCGTCTGTTTCAGCACCGGCGGCAGCCGTCACTGCCGGGTCAGCCGGGGGCAGGCTGCCGGTCACGGCAGCCACCTTTGCGGCCGCATCGGACGGGGAAACACCAAACACCTTTTCAACCAGTTTCAGGCCGTCACCGGCACCACACTGATTGCAGTACCAGGTGCCGCGCCCCTCCCTGTCATCAAAACGGAAGCGGTCACTCCCGCCACAGACCGGACAGGGCTGATGACGGTTTTTCAGCACCTGAATCCCCAGCGCCGGGAGAATACGCGGCCAGTGGCCGAGCGCATGGCTGACGGTGGCGGTTACGTTCATTTTCATGGTGTTGTTCTCCTTCAGTGCAGTACCGGCGCTTTTATGTGACGGGCACAGAGTTCATCCATCACAACCAGCCCGAGAAAGGACAGCGACGGCGCGGCCTTCAGGGGGCCGGATTCCATTAAATCTTCCAGCAGGGCACAGGCTATCTGACGCCCTTTTTCCTCACCGTGCTGGCGCAGATAAAAGCCTTCCAGCTCAGCGGCGATGGCCGCCTCCAGTGACTCAAGGGTGAGATGCGGGTAGCGGTGCTGACGTTCGCACACGGTCAGCCAGGCACAGGCGACAGCGCGACGGTAAAGGGCAGCGCGTAAGACGGGCGGTAAGGGTGTTTTCATTTGTTTTCCTCCCTGTGACAGATGACTGCATTCCGTGCCGGTTGCATTAACTGATAAGGCATATCTGCGTCTCCTGAAGACGTGCGTATCCCTGCGCGAATACGCACATTTAATTTTTCGGGTGTCGTTTTTTAATTACAGATAATTGCGGTAACTGTTATCCGGGGTGATTTCCGGGTCAGGCTCCGTGCGGGAAATTTCCCGCCATTCCCGCGCCACCGGTGCCGCCCGGCTGACCGGAACAGGGTCCTGCGGGTAAATATCCAGATATTTCTCCCGCCATTTCTGTAATTCCGGGTCTCCGGCCATTTCTTTCAGTACCGCATGCCGGTTTACGGGGCTGCGTCTGAACAGGTCAGGACGGTCACAGGTAAATTCCCGCAGAAAACGCCCCAGCGGGATGTCTGTGGTGCGCCCGTCGGCGAGGATACGCACAAGGATACTGAATTTACGGCGGTACGGATTCCAGACAATGTCCGGGCAGCGGTACGGCATTTCCCACGGAATACCGTCTTCCAGAATGCCGACCACGGCCACATCGGGAAAACCGGCAGAACGGTAAATCTCACCGGGCTGGGGAAAATCAAACATGTGTCCTGTCTCCCCGGTCTTTCTGCTGGGCGAGAAAATCGCGGCACAGGCCTTTGGCTTTCAGCTCATTCAGCACAAACTCAATATCTTCATTCAGGTAGCTGAAAATATGCGGAATGTAGAGCTGATGCAGGCCGGAGAGTTCACGGTGAATCAAATCACCCCCAACAAACTGGGATACGGCGCTGGCGCGGTTGAGCTTATGGTAAGCCTCAATGCTGAGGTGTTCACGGGCGTCATGATGCGCTGAGACGGTCTGAGGGGCTTTTTTATTACGCACGGGACACCTCCACCACCGGCAGACGGGCAGCAAGGGAGAGCACATAGTCACGGACAAGGGAACGGCGGGCACTGCGTTCATCACCGGCGACGGTGCGAAGCATACAGATACGGGGATGACGGTCTGTGCGACGGACAGCCGCAAACACAAAGACAAATTCAGGGTGTGAGGGGGTAAGGGTTGTAGCCATAAGGCAACCTCCGATAACAGCGTAAATGACGCTATCGCCGGAGTTCTCACGCTCGATGGCGATAGCCCAGACGGGGGTGAGAATACCGGCGTTATCGGAAACCGGCCAGCCCGGAGGCTGCCCCGCCTGAGCTACCATTGACTCAGTGGCATAACATGCGATTGCGAACAGGATCATACCTGCACGGCAAACCACACGCCACACCATAATCTGGTGCTCTGTGGCGTTGATTGCGACACAAAAAAAGACGCATGGCGCGTCATATGTCGCCGATAACATACTCGGGTTCTCACGCCCGGCTGCCGATTTTGCGGCAGCGGAAAAACTATATCCGCAAATGCCGGAAAAAGGCAAGCCAGAAAAAGGGAGTTTTTGCAGAGCGGGCATCATCATGCGTCGTACCCCCGTTTGCGTCCGGCAATGCGTCCGGCCATCCATGCGGTGACTTCAGAGTGCAGCCAGGCCACATTTTTACCGCCAAGACTCACCTGCGGCGGAAATTCCCCCTTACGGATGAGTTCATAGATGGTCGAGCGTGACAGGCCGCACAGGTGCATCACTTCCGGCAGACGTAAAAAACGCTCCTGCGTGATGTCCGGCAGCGGCATCAGTGGCGTCACAGGGGCGGGAGACGGGGAAGAAAAAACAGCTTGCATCGGGCTACCTCGTTAATGTCCATACAGCACCGGATAAGTCCGTCCGGCTTCGGGTAGCGCTTTATTTTGTGAATATTTTTGGCAGACGCAACAGGGGGGATTTGTTCCGGCAGCCTTACAATGACTGTGTGTTTTTTGTTCATCTCCACTTAAAGTCATTTAAAGCCACTTAAAGCAATTCGTAATTTTTATAGTGAAATACAAATCGTTTTTTCTTATTCATTCCCGGCGAATTAATAAAAACAAACAGTAATAAACAGCACAAAAAGCCCATCAACGGGTGAACAGTGGTGAACAGACGGTGAACAGTCATTACTGCGATTGTTCACCCTTTAACTTACTGTATTACTTATCTTTTTTCTTATGGTGAACAGAGGTGAACAGTAAAATATAAAAAAAATAAACAGTAAGCCGTTTTTTCCAGCGACCTTTTCCTGGCTTGCCGGTGTGAGGATGAGTCTCCTGTGTCAGGGCTGGCACATCTGCAATGCGTCGTGTTGTTGTCCGGTGTACGTCACAATTTTCTCAACCTGAAGTGACGAGGAGCCGGAAAATGTCTGACAACACCATCCCTGAATATCTGCAACCCGCACTGGCACAACTGGAAAAGGCCAGAGCCGCCCACCTTGAGAACGCCCGACTGATGGATGAAACCGTCACGGCCATTGAACGGGCAGAGCAGGAAAAAAATGCGCAGGCGCAGGCCGACGGAAACGACGCTGACGACTGGCGCACGGCCTTTCGTGCAGCCGGTGGTGTCCTGAGCGACGAGCTGAAACAGCGCCACATTGAGCGCGTGGCACGCCGGGAGCTGGTACAGGAATATGACAATCTGGCCGTGGTGCTGAATTTCGAACGTGAACGCCTGAAAGGGGCGTGTGACAGCACGGCCACCGCCTACCGGAAGGCACATCATCACCTTCTGAGTCTGTATGCAGAGCATGAGCTGGAACACGCCCTGAATGAAACCTGTGAGGCGCTTGTCCGGGCAATGCATCTGAGTATCCTGGTACAGGAAAATCCGCTCGCCAACACCACCGGCCATCAGGGCTACGTCGCACCGGAAAAGGCTGTCATGCAGCAGGTGAAATCATCGCTGGAACAGAAAATTAAACAGATGCAAATCAGCCTCACCGGCGAGCCGGTTCTCCGGCTGACCGGACTGTCAGCGGCAACACTCCCGCACATGGATTATGAGGTGGCAGGCACACCGGCACAGCGCAAGGTGTGGCAGGACAAAATAGACCAGCAGGGAGCAGAGCTTAAGGCCAGAGGACTGCTGTCATGATTTACTGCCCGTCGTGTGGACATGTTGCTCACACCCGTCGCGCACATTTCATGGACGATGGCACCAAGATAATGATTGCACAGTGCCGGAATATTTATTGCTCTGCGACATTTGAAGCGAGTGAAAGCTTTTTCTCTGACAGTAAAGATTCAGGAATGGAATACATTTCAGGCAAACAGAGATACCGCGATTCACTGACGTCGGCCTCCGGCAGTATGAAACGCCCGAAAAGAATGCTTGTTACCGGATATTGTTGTCGGAGATGTAAAGGCCTTGCGCTGTCAAGAACATCGCGGCGTCTGTCTCAGGAAGTCACCGAACGTTTTTATGTGTGCACGGAGCCGGGCTGTGGTCTGGTGTTTAAAACGCTTCAGACCATCAACCGCTTCATTGTCCGCCCGGTCACACCGGACGAACTGGCAGAACGCCTGCATGAAAAACAGGAACCGCCGCCAGTACGGTTAAAAACACAATCATATTCGCTGCGTCTGGAATGAGGGCTGCCGGTTAACACCGGCCGTCGCCGCACACCGTATTTTTATTCTTCAGCATGATGAGAAAGAGATAACGATGGAAAGCACAGCCTTACAGCAGGCCTTTGACACCTGTCAGAATAACAAAGCAGCATGGCTGCAACGCAAAAATGAGCTGGCTGCGGCCGAACAGGAATATCTGCGGCTTCTGTCCGGGGAAGGCAGAAACGTCAGTCGCCTGGACGAATTACGCAATATTATCGAAGTCAGAAAATGGCAGGTGAATCAGGCTGCCGGTCGTTATATTCGTTCGCATGAAGCCGTTCAGCACATCAGCATCCGCGACCGGCTGAATGATTTTATGCAGCAGCACGGCACAGCACTGGCGGCCGCACTGGCACCGGAGCTGATGGGCTACAGTGAGCTGACGGCCATTGCCCGAAACTGTGCCATACAGCGTGCCACAGATGCCCTGCGTGAAGCCCTTCTGTCCTGGCTTGCGAAGAGGGAAAAAATTAATTATTCCGCACAGGATAGCGACATTTTAACGACCATCGGATTCAGGCCTGACGCGGCTTCGGTGGATGACAGCCGTGAAAAATTCACTCCTGCGCAGAACATGATTTTTTCGCGTAAAAGTGCGCAACTGGCATCACATCAGTCTGTGTAAAACTCCCCGAAAATCCGCCCGTTTTTACTGAAAAAAGCCATGCATCGATAAGGTGCATGGCTTTGCATGCGTTTTCCTGCCTCATTTTCTGCAAACCGCGCCATTCCCGGCGCGGCCTGAGCGTGTCAGTGCAACTGCATTAAAACCGCCCCGCAAAGCGGGCGGGCGAGGCGGGGAAAGCACTGCGCGCCAGCATCAAAGTGTTTAGATAATTTCGCGGCCTGAGGGTGACGACACGTAGTGCAGATTCGTACGAGTGCCTGTTACTGTCGGATACTATTCAAGGGCAGCACAACCTATGAAATGACAATGCTAAAGGAGACGAAGAAGCCGCCTTAAGGCGGCATACATCAGTCACTTGTTGGGTGCCGAAGGCGTAACTTTTAAATCTGGTCATATAATGTCTTGCAATTTTTTTACATCGTTTATTCGTTGCTATAGTAACCTGTACCAATCCATATACCAGTTTAAAGCCGTCAGATAAATTAGGCTATCATGGAGCAGACGGCACGGCGGTACATGAGTAACGTACCTATTTTCTCAACTTGTTTAAGATGCTGTGCAATACTGACGCATGGGAGCATGCTTCATCATTTTTTTGTATCCGGATATGGAATGTTGACAATCAAAATGTTATCAATATCTTTCATGTGATCTAAAAATCGTAATAAGGATAGTGAATGCGTATTGGAACTGTAGAAGAAATTCACAATTTTTTAAGTGAATACTATATCAACTCCGAAGACCCTATATCCCCACCAGGAGTGAAAGATGTGGGATTACTAGAATCAGCGTGTGCAAGACCGTTTGCTTCCGCTGGTGGGCAGGATGCTTTCGGCGATGTATACCACAAAGCAGCAGCACTATTCCATGGAATTATTTCCAACCACTGTTTTTATAACGGAAACAAAAGAACCGCATTATTATCAGCCCTTTATTTTTTGAGTGAACATAACCTTTGGTTAGAAAGATGTAATGATGAGGAAATGTTTGAATTTACTCGTCAGGTTGCCGCTCATGAAATATGTGAAAAAAGGGATGACGAGATAGATATTATAGCAGATTGGTTTAACAGAAATACTCGGCGAATAGTGAAAGGAGAAAAACCCCTTAACTTTTCGAGCCTACGAGAAAGTTTATCTCAATTTGATTTCCAACTAGAAGATGAAGGGCAATATGCATTCATCTATAAAAATGGTGAGATCGTTGAGAAAGTGCTAAAAAAAGGGAAGCAAGGAATGCAAGAATATGATCAAGCATATATTGCTGAGCTTCGAAAGCGCTTAGATTTAACGCCTGAACATGGGGTTGATAGCGCTCGTTTTTATGGGCAGAAAGGTTTAAATGAGGATTTGAATGAATTTATGAAACTTCGTGTAAAAGTTTTTGATTGGCTAGCCAAGATCTAAAACTTAAGAAGCCTGCGTTTCGCAGGCTTCTATTATTAAAATCAGAAAAGCACCACTTTAAATATAACATTTAACGAAATTGCGTACTATTAATAATAAATTTACACCTGCCTTTTTGCGAAATCGTATGGTGTAATATAATCAACAGTGTTTTTTTCAAGATAATCGGCCCACCACTGTACCATCAAACGACGTTCATCCAAATGCTCAGATGTATGGATATAAGCTGCACGTACATTATTACGCTCTGAATGGCTCAACTGTCGTTCTATCGCGTCATCACTCCATAACCCTGACTCACCGAGCGCTCCACGCGCCATCGTCCTAAATCCATGCCCGCAAACCTCGGTTTTCGTGTCATACCCCATCGCACGCAATGCGCTGTTTACCGTGTTTTCACTCATAACTTTAGTTGCGTCATGATCCCCCGGAAAGAGTAGCTCTTTATCACCACTAATCTGTTTTAACTGGTCTAACAAAATCATCGCCTGCCAACTAAGAGGAACAATATGCTCCTCTTTCATCTTCATGCCACGATACGAGTAACGAACACCTTTAATTTCTTCTCGTTTTGCAGGTATACGCCAAAGCGATTTATCGAAGTCGAACTCATCCCAACGTGCGAAACGTAACTCACTGGAACGCACAAAAGTTAGTAATGAAAGTTCGACCGCGATCCGTGTCATTACACGGCCACGATATGCCGCAAGACGTGCGAGAAACTCAGGAAACCGGCTAGAGGGTAGAGCTGGATAGTGTCGCGCTTTAGTTGTCGATAAAGCACCGGCCATATCACTGGCTGGATTTGAGTCGATGTAATCGTTCTGTACGGCATAACGCATAATGGCCGTAACGCGCTGCTGAAGACGCTGCGCCACGTCATGCTTACCACTGGCATCAACTTTTTTAATCGGGGCTAACAAGTGACTGGTTTTGAGCTGGCGAATGTCGGACAAACCGATATGAGGGAAGATATAAAGCTCAAGGTAGCGAAGAACGCGCGATCGATGATCTTCACTCCAGCGCTTGTTACTAGCATGCCATTCACGAGCAATGGTTTCGAAAGTATATGCCCCCGAATTCTCAGCCTTAGCTTCCTTCTGTTCGGCTTTTGGGTCAATGCCCTGCACTAACAGCTTTTTAGCTTCGTCACGCTTTGCTCTTGCCTGAGCAAGGGTCACAGTGGGCCAAACACCAAAAGCGAGGCGATCCTCTTTTTTGTCAGAGGGACGTCTGTATTTCATGCGCCAGTATTTAGAACCCTTGGCCGAAACCTCGAGATACAAACCGCCGCCATCGGCCATTTTGTAGGTTTTGTCTTTTGGCTTTGCGGTCTCGACTTGTCTGGCGTTGAGCTTCAT